TGTCCTGCGCCTTGAGCACCAGGGCGTTCTTCGCCTCGAGGCTGTAGTGAATCGGCGTCGCGCGCGGGTAGAAGTCGCGCACCAGGTCGAACACGCCGTAGCCGACGCCGGTGATGTCGATACCGATGTGCTGGACGTTGAAGCGCTCGGTGAGCTTCTTGACCTGTGCCGCCTGGTGGGTAAACGACGTGCCCCGCCAGCTGTGCTTTTCCAGGATGCGGAACTTGCCGCCCTGCTCCAGGGGCGGTGCCACGACAACGCATGTGGCGTCGTCGCGTGTGCGGCTGGGGTCGTAGCCGAGCCAGACGGGGTTGTTGCCGAAGGGGCGATCATCGTCCGGGTCGTAGTCGGTCCACAGACCGAGGTCGGAGTAGCAACGCTCGAGGTCGGCCAAGGCGAAGGCCGACTGGGTGCTGTCGATGAATTTGCACATGAACAGCTGTTCGAAGCGCTCCTCGTCGTTCTCCAGGCGCAGCCGGTCGATGTCGAACAGGTTGCAGCCGCCGGCGATCGCATCTTCGATGGTGATGACCTTGCGCCATTGCCCATCCGGGCACAGCGCGCCGGCGTGGATCTGAGCTTCGCTGGGCCATGTCCCCGCCTTTTTGCCGCGTTTGCTGTTGCGGAACGTCTCACCCGTCCAGAACGGGTAGGCCTCGTGCGTGACGGCGCTGGGCGTTGAAAAGTAGGTCTGCCGCCATTTCGCGTGAGCGGCCATGCCGCTGGCCACGCCCTGGATCTTGTCGAAGCGCGGGATCCAGAAATATTCATCGACGTAGAGGTGGCCGTGATAGCTCTGGGCGGTGTTGCTGTTCGTTGACAGGAAGCGCAGCTCGGCCCACGGCTTGCCATCCTTGCTCAGCACGATGGGGTTGCCGGTCAGGTCGATATCGAACCACTTGCTGGCGAACGCCACGATGTAGCTGCGGAATACCTCGGACTGGGCTCGGCTGGCCGACAGAAATAGCTGGTTGTCGCCGGTCAGCACGGCGTCCATAAAGGCTTCGGCGGCGAAGTAGTAGGTCAGGCCGATCTGCCGGCTCTTGAGGATATTCCGTATGCGGCATGCCAGCGGGTTCTGCTTGGCGGCGAACAGCTCCTGCTGGTAGCCGAACATCTGGCTGGTGAACTTCTCCAGGAAGTCCAGCTCGGTCAGCGCGCTGATGTCATTCTTCAGCTTCTTTTCTTTGCGCTTGCTGCCCCGATCGCTCCGATCGCGGCGCTGGCCGCGTGGCTTGTCCTGGTCATGCTCCTGGTGCTCGGCCGGCGCCTGGATGGTGGACGGCGGGGCAGGCCTGGCCGCTTGCTTCTGCAGGCGCTCGCGGATCCCGGTCAGGCGGTCGAGCTCGTCCAACTCCCCTTTGGTCAGTACCTCGGGTTTCTCCAGCAACAGAGTGATGCGACGGCTGATGGCAGTCAGCGGCTCCTCGTCGGTCAGCATCTCGTCCCAGCCGCCACGGGCGATCCAGTAGTAGACGATCCGGACGTTGGGCAGGCCGAGTTGCGCCTGGATCTCCTTCGGTTTTGCACGGCGAAGGTACAGGCGTTTTGCAGCTTCTTTCACTTCAATGGCGTATGGCATGCGTCGCACTCTATGAGGCGAAAACGCAGCCAACACGCAGATAAAATCCGGAATATTCCTATTTTCGAGCGTTAGGAATGTAGCTCAGCGGCATTGATTGTTCGGCCATTTGACGCTGCATAAGGTGGGGGCCTCTGACCACCGATGAGCGCCTTTCTCACCATGCCCCGCTCCCTTGTTTCGTACTGGAAACGCGTTGCCGTCAGCGGCCCTACCGTCGATGGCCGCGAGATCACGCCGCAAGAGCTGCGCGACATCGCCGAGACCTACAAGCCGTCGCGCTACACCGCCGTGATCTGGGCCGAGCATGAGCGCTGGTCCGGCTCGCACGGCACCGTTTTCGCGGTGCGCCTGGTCGAGGATGACCCGGAGCTGGAGGAAGGCCAGGTCGCCCTGGAAGCCCAGCTCAAGCCCAACGACAAGCTGCTATGGCTCAACGACCGCGGCGAAAAGCTGTTCACCAGCATCGAGATCTGGCCGAACTTCGCCAACACCGGCAAGGCATATCTGACCGGCCTGGCCGTCACGGACGAGCCCGCGAGCCTGGGCACCCAGGAACTGTACTTCTCCAAGCGAACCAGCAAAGCCACCTACTATGCGGCCTCCGTCGAGATGGGCCCGCTGCGCAACGACGAGCACGACAGCACCGATTCCAAGGGGCTGATCACCGCGCTGACCGCCTTTTTCAAGCGTTTCGCCCTCGAGGCGCCCGCCACTCCCCCGCAAACCCCAACCGAGAGCACCCCACCAATGGATGAAGCCACCGCGAAAGCGTTGAAGGCCTTGCTCGAGCAGCTGCTGATTGTTGCCGCAGGCATTCAGGCAGTGATCGAGCCAGTTGCCGAGGAAGTCGACGAGACCGAAACCGAAGAACAGGTCGAGACCGTCGAAGGCGCCGTCGCCGAAATCGTCGAGCAGGCCGAGGAAGAACGCCAGTTCAGCCGGAAGAAGAAGGCCAACAAAGGCCTGGAAGCTCGCCTGGCGGGCATCGAAAAGCAGTTCAGCACCCTGCTGAGCACCGTTCAAACACGCCAGGTACCCCGCACCCAAGGTGCTGTTACCCCGGCCAAGAAGAAGGTGCTCTGACATGGCACAAGCACTCAGCCCGAACGCCGTCGCCAAGTACGAACTGCTGCAGGCCGATATGGCCGAGAGCTACGGTGTCGACGACGCCAGCAAGCATTTCTCGGTCGAGCCGTCCACTGCTCAGGAGCTGAACGACGCGATCACCGCCCGTGCTGACTTCCTGGAGCGCATCAACGTCGTTCCGGTCAGCGAGATCAAGGGCGAGAAGGTCTTCATCGGCGTGAATGGCCCGGTGACCGGCCGCACCAACACCAAGCTGAAGGACCGCGAGGCGAAGGACGCTTCGGGGCTGGATAACACCCAGTACGAACTGGTTGATACCCACTCCGATGTCGGTCTGCCCTACGCCAAGATCGACGCCTGGGCCAAGTTCCCCGACTTTGCCGATCGCTACTCCGCCGCTGTGCAGAAGCGCATTGCGCAAGACCGCATCATGATCGGCTTCCATGGCACCCACGCGGCTGCCGACACCGACCCGGTGGCCTATCCGAAGCTGCAGGACGTGAACAAGGGCTGGCTGCAGCAGGCCCGCGAGCAGATCCCGGCGCAAGTGCTCAAGGAAGGCAAGGTAGCCGGCAAGATCACCTTGGGCGTGGGCGGCGACTACGCCAATCTCGATGCCCTGGTGCACGACACCAAGCAGATGGTGGACGAGAACCTGCGTGACGATGGCGACCTGATCGCGATCATCGGCAGCGACCTGCTGGCCGCTGACAAGGCCAAGCTGTACACCAAGCAGGGCGACACGCCGACCGAGAAGGAGCGTATCGAAAGCGCCCAGGTGATCGCCACCTACGGCGGCCTGCCGTCCTTCACCGTGCCGAACTTCCCGGTCAACGCGGTGCTGGTCTCCAGTTGGGACAACCTGTCGATTTACTTCCAGGACACCAGTTGGCGGAAGCAGACCATCGACAACCCGAAGCGCTCCCGCGTCGAGGACTACAACAGCCGCAACGAAGGCTATGTGATCGAGCAGCTGGAGAAATTCGCGCTGACCGAGAACGTCGAAGTGCTGCCGGATCCGGAGGCCGAGGCATGAGCCTCGCCCTGACCCACAAGCGCCGTGTGCTGGCTGGCGGCTCTGCCGTCAGCTCGGCACCGGTTGCCCAGCCCTACACCGCCGCCAACGCCCTGAGCAGCCCGGCCAATGCCCAGAAGCACCTCAAGCTGATGGAAGCCGCTCTCGCCCAGGATCTGGAGCGCATCAGCGAAATCAACAGCCGCGAGCTTCGCCAGCAATTGAAGCGCGACGAGCTGCTGCCCAAGTACCTGGAGTACGTACAGCGCTACCGCGAAAGCGGCCTGAATTACCCCAACGCTGTGGTGATGCAGGTGCTGGTGTGGCTGTTCGATACCGCCCAGTTCGAAGCGGGCCTTGAGTTGGCCGACTTCGCCATCGAGCAGGGCCAGCAGCTGCCGGAGCGCTTCAAGCGTGACGTGCAGACCTTCGTTGCTGACGAGCTGATCGAGTGGGCCGAGGCCGAGCATAAGGCCGGCCGCAGCCCTGAGCCTTACGTCTCCAACCTGCTGCCGCGTGTGGACGCGGGCTGGGACGACAAAATCTACGGCCCGGAGAACCCTGCGCCAGAGGCTTGGGAGTTGTTCGAGCGCATCCCGGCCCGCTACCACAAGTTGCTTGGCGTGCTGGCCATGGACCGCAAGGACTGGGCTGCAGCCGTTCAGCACCTCAACCGTGCCACTGACCTTTATCCCGAAATTGGCGTGAAAACGCGTCTGGAAGGTGCCGAGAAGGCGCTGCGCAAGCAGCAGGCCGAAGGCGCCACCGAGTAACCGTCTACCCACCCCAGCGGGGCCTGCCCCGGTGAATCGACCACTTGTGGCCCGATTCCACCGAAGGCAGTCACCCCGCCCTATTCGAGCGGCCAGCGATGAGCTTTTCCGGCAAACCCACCACCCTGGTGGAACAGGCGATCGAGAATGACGGCTTCTGGCCGGATCTCTCCGTGGCCGAGTTCCAGCGCGGCTACCGCCTGCCGGCGGAGTACCTGGTGGAGCTGCTGGCCGACGGTATCGCCTTCTCCATGGGCGAAGTGAACCAGGATCTCGCCAAGCGCAAGGCAGCATGGCAGGCAGCAGGCATCACCAGCGTGGAAAGTGCGGACCCTACGGTGCTGCAAGAGCGCACATTTCACGTAGCGACGTACAAGCGCGCCGTGTACTGCCGCGCCAAGGCCTACCTGCTGCAGCAGTTCGCCACGGTGAACCGCCGCGACGCGGCCGAGAACCTGGCCAAGGAAGCGCCCGCCACGGAAGAACGGTTTCTGGCCTTCAGCCAACAGGCCGTGCGCCTGCTGCAGGGGCGTAGCCGGATCACGGCGGTGCTGCTGTGAACAAGCTGCGAGCGTTGACCGCCTTTCTGCTTGAGCGCCGTTTGGTGGCCCCGGAACAGCTCGATAGCTGGGCCGAGCAAATCATCCTGAACCTGACCTGGAAGCCCGACCTGGACGGCTTGCACCTGGGTGATATGCGCTACCGCGCCGTGATTGTGATGGAGCGCTTTGCCGACCACCCCGGCCGGCTGATGGCCCTGCTGGGCAGTTGGCTGGAAACCGGCGACCCCGACCGGGACGACGACTTGCCGGCGCCGACCTTCGACATCGAGCAGTTGGATAACGACCTGGCCGACGTCGAGCTGACCGTGGAATTCATCGAACCGCAGTACCTGGCCGAAGACGCTGAAGGCGAGATCGAGGCGTTCGGCAAGCGCTGGGCCTTCGTGCCGTTCGACCTTTGGATTGCCGAGCAGGGTGAGGTGACCAGCCATGGCGCGTAGCACCTTCGAGCTCGATGCCCGCGGCTACCTGGGCGTTCGTGAACAGCTCGCCCTGCTGAGCCTGCCGCCCAAGCTGCGCCGCCGGCTGCTGAACAACGTGGGCAAGCGCGTCCGGACGATGAGCCGCAAGCGGATCCGCGAACAGCGCAACCTGGACGGCACCCCCTTCGCGCCTCGCAAGGCTGAAGGCAAAGGCAAGAAAAAGATGGAAGCCGGCCTCGGCAAGCTGCTGCAGATCACCCGTGTGGACGCCGAGGTGGCCGAGCTGGGCTGGCGTAACGGCCTTACGCGCTGGATCGCTTCGCAACAGCACCACGGCAACAGCGAGCGCCGTACCGCCGCACAGATGCGCCGCTGGAACACCGTTCGCCCCGGCCAAGGGGCAACGGAAAAGCAGGCAAAGCGTTTGCGGCGCCTCGGCTTTCGCGTTCGCCAGGCCGGCAAGAAGAACCTCACCCGCCCTCCAGTCGCCTGGATCCTGCAGCACGTGCAGTACCAGCAGGCCGGCCTGCTGATCCGAATTCTCACTGATGGAAACGCCGAGACGTCCGGTGCGCAGAGCTGGGAAATCACCTTGCCCAAGCGCCAGTTCCTCGGTGTGGACACCGACCGCGACACCCGGCTGCTGGTGAACCAGGTGCTCGAGCAAATCCTTAACTCTCCCCGCTAACGAGGCACGCACATGGCACTCGGCAAAGTCAGCGTCAACAATCTCAACCTCGGCCAGGGTGCCGTGACCGAGATTGAGCGCTATTTCCTTTTCATCGGCCCTGCCGCAGCGAATGTCGGCGAGCTGATTCCTTTGAACACCCAGAGCGACCTGGACGCTTCGCTTGGCGTTGCGGACAGCGACCTGAAAACCCAGATCACTGCTGCCCGCCTGAACGGCGGCGACCGCTGGGCCTGCCTGGCTGCGCCGATCGATGCAGCGGGTGGCGGCTGGGAAGAAGCCCTGGAATTCGCCCAGCAGCAGGGCTACTCGGTCGAGGGTGTAGTGATCACCACGCCGGTGACGACCGGGGGTGAACTCGCCGATATGCACGACGCGGCGGTGATGCTGAACAACACCTACGGCCGTCGGGCCTTCGTGATGGCTGCCACTGCCGGCATCGACTCTGCGCTGCAGAGCTGGAACCAGTATCTGGGCGAGCAACGCGCCATCGTGAAGGACTTGGCCGCACCGCGCGTGCTGGTGGTGCCGCAGCTGCACGGCAACGACCTGGGCGTGCTGGCCGGGCGCCTGGCCAACGCGGCGGTGAGCATCGCCGATAGCCCCATGCGCGTGGCCAGCGGCGCCGTGCTGGGCCTGGGCGATACGCCGGTGGACATGGACGGCATCCCGCTGCCCTCGGCCATACGGGCCGAGCTCGATGCGGCCCGCTTCAGCGTTTCGCAGACCTATCCCGACTACCCCGGGGTGTTCTGGGGCGACGGCAACATGCTGGACGCACCAGGTAGCGACTTCCAGGTGATCGAGCACCTGCGACTGGCCGACAAGGCCGCGCGCCGGGTGCGCATCCTACTGATCCAGCGGGTCGCCGATCGCCGCCTCAACAACACCCCCAATGCCATGGCCGCGGCCACCAGCGCGCTGATGGCGCCGCTGCGTGCCATGGCCAAGTCGGTGGCCTTTGCCGGCCAGGTGTTCCCCGGCGAGATCGAGCCGCCGAAGGACGGCGACATCGTGCTGGTGTGGCAGAGCAAGACCAAGGTCGAGGCCTACCTGAAGCTCAAGCCCTACAACTGCCCGAAAGACCTCACGGCGAACATCGCCCTCGACCTTTCCAACGACTCGGAGTAAGCCCGCATGGCACGTATTGGCGGTAAGAACTTTGATGTGAACCTGGGCGATCTGCTGGTTCACGTCGAGACCTGCACCCTGGATATCACCGACAACACGGCGGTGGCGCAGGACAAGGGCGTACCCAACGGGCACGTGGACGGCGACGTAGCCGCCAGCGGCGAGATGGAATTCGACACCGCCAACTTCAACCTGCTGATCGAAGCGGCGCGCACGTCGGGCAGCTTTCGCCAGCTCGAGCCGTTCGACTCGGTGTTCTTCGCCAAGGCCGGCGAAGAGGAGCTGCGCGTGGAGGCCTTCGGCTGCAAGTTGAAGGTATCCAGCCTGCTGAACATCGACCCCAAGGGCGGCGAGAAGAGCAAGCACAAGGTGCCCTTCGACGTCACCAGCCCGGACTTCATCCGCATCAATGGCGTGCCGTACCTGGCCGCGGCCGAGATCGAGGGGCTGCGCTGATGGTGTGCCCGTTCGACCGCGCCCAGGCCTTGGAACAGCGACAGCGTGACCAGGCTATCGCTGCCCAGCTGGCCCGGGCTCGCTCGACTGGGCCAAGCCTTACCCACTGCCAGGACTGCGACGGCGAGATCCCCGCAGCCCGCCAGGCCTTCGGCGGGGTAACGCGCTGCATGCCCTGCCAGACCACTTTCGAGAAAGGAAACCGCTGATGACCAGTCCCTGGCCGAATTTCAGCTACGCCGAGTTGCGCTGCAAATGCGGCCGCTGCGGTAGCGACGGTACCGAGATGGATCCCGCCTTCATGGACAAGCTGCAGCAGCTGCGCGAGCGCTTCGGCCAGGCGATGCGCCTGTCCAGCGCTTACCGCTGCCCGGCCCACCCCGTCGAGGCGAAGAAAGCCCAGCCCGGCGAGCACTGCACCGGCAAGGCGGTGGACGTGGCCATCCAAGGCGCCGGCGCCCTAGCCCTGCTGAACCTGGCCCTTGAACTGGGCTTTGCCCGTATCGGCGTGCAGC